ACCTGGGCAGAATGTATGTATGCCGGGACCCATGATACCTTGACGCTTTATAACGTCATGGGTGAGGACTATATTAATGCCAATAAAGTTTTTGTGAAATTTTTATGTGCCGAAGAAATAAAAGAAGAAGAAAAGATTTGACAATGTGTCTAAAATGAGGTAGAGAAAATCTTCTCACCTTTTGTTCCCATTCATTGACGATTCCCTCTGTCAGGATGGGACTTATTAATTACAAATCCAACCTAATAGAAGTTTACCTTTAGAATCATACCAGCCCTGAAGTTTGGGGTCTCCCCCTCGTTCATCGTAGTATTTCATATTCACATCTACCCAGGCTTCAGCGATTCCTTCGCAGTTTCCGTCGTGTTTGAGTCTTACCTTTTTGATGTCCACTCCGTTGGTGCTTAACAATAGGATGATGACTATATATTTCATTATACTTATCTACCGCAGCTTGTATGGCTCTGTCTATCTCTTTTTGATTAGTGAACAACCTTGCCATTATTAATTACTTTGGTCAATGCATTACCTTTTTTATTAGTATAGGCAATTTTACCCGTAAACTTGGGTGTCTTTAGCAATAAGCTCTTCAACATCTTCTTCCAGCTCATGGCTTTAACCGTTTCCACTTTAGCTTCGTGGTCCGTGATGGTGTATTCGTATCTCATTTTAACACCACATGATATTGATTACTGATACTGTGATTACGAAGTAAAATTTCCGTAAACTGTTCTTTTGTATCAATATGAATTGGTTTATATTTACGATCAGCAGACCATCTTAAACCTTCATACATTCCAGCTGTTTTTAACGCGTCTATATATTTTTTAAATCTAGGCCACGCTTCATTAATTGCTGCTTCACGTTTAGGTGTCAGACGTCTCATTTTGCTGAACGATCTTATGTGATTCCAACTCATTAGTACTCATACCTTTCTATTAGGGCATTGATCCCAATGTTATGAACACATTCTTCTTTGAACTCTTCTAATTGAATTCTAAGGTGAGTATCTGTTTTACTATCCTCAAGAATCCCTTTAAGTCTATCAGCCACATAGAATAAATCTACGCGCTGATCAACACATTGTTTTTGGTACTCTTTGATTGCGTCTTTCTTTTTCATAATTTACCTCTTTCTATTACCCTATATAATATAGGATATACGCTCTGTCAAGTGGAAAATTATTTACTTCTCTTTTTTCCCTGGCCACGGGATTTCTTACGTTTGGAGCGTTTATTGGGCCTTTTTGAATGGCGCTTGGGTCTACGTTTTTTGGGCTTTTTCTTATAACTAGAAGTCCCAAAAAGAGGTTTTTTACGCCCCATCTTTCTTCTCGTCTAGCGCGTGTTTATCATTGATGGGTAAGTATTGAATGGATCCATTCACATATTGTTTTGTGAGTTCCCTACAAAAAGTACAAGTATAATAACCGGGTCTAACACTCACCATTTGTGATACGGTTTCACAATAAGGACAACGTCCCCATGCAACCTTCACTTTTACTTTAAAGAATTGTTTGCCGATGTCTTCAAATAAACCAAGAGGTTTTATGCTTCTCTTTCCTCGTGTACGCTTTTTTGTTTTTGATTGCGCGGCCTTGAAAAATCTTCGACTGCAGAAGTTTCGCCATAGGATTTTTAGGTTTAGAGGCATTATTTAAGAATAATTTTTTTAATCGAGATAGAGCCATCGATGTTAGTTTCTAATTCAGCCTGAGTCTTGATACATTTATAGCTGACCGTATCAGAATACGTTCTCTCCGCCTCGCGTTTTCCGCGAAGGCATGTGGCCATGTTGGTTTGTATACGATGTTCCTTGATTTCAAAATTTATGAACATCAATAATGCTACGACTGTTTCCATTAGTAATTATAGCTCCCTGAAGTTGATTCGTTGTTTTCTAACATGTTAAATAATTTTTTGTGTTGGTCCATGATGTCTTCATCTGAATCCATCATCTGTTCTATTTTACTTTGTAGTTTATCAACATGACGTTCTAACTTGTCAACCTTATCTTCTTGTACAGCCTGCACTGTGGATAATTCAAAAGTTCTTGAAAGTGACCAACCGCCCAAAGCGATTAGCAGTCCAACCAGTAATGTCATAATTTTGTCCGCCATTAAAATACAATCTCCATAACTAAGTATAACGTAATAAAGATAAACATTCCAGTCATTTGAATATCATAGGGATGGTTGTGCATCTTAGAAACAATTCATTATATGGCCTATAAATACATAGCTCACTGCCGATACCATGATCATTCGATACGTTACTATTAGCATATTACTCCTTGGGTGCAGGTCCTACGCGAGCGTGATGCTCATACGTCAGTTGTTCTGCGTGTTCTTGTTCATTTCCTACCTGACAACAGGTACCAGACTTTTCTTTTTCTTTGGTATGCATATTGCAACATTCTGTTTTTTCTACTGGCATACTTCACACTCTTCTAACTCATGTTCGCACACACTACAACTACACAGCCCGTACATATCGCCGTGCTCTTTTAACGAACAATGACAATTACAGTTACAGTTCTTACACTTAGTTCCTTCCATAAAAGTCTTTCCAGAACCACTCCTTAAATTTTTTCCACCATTTATTCATTTTCTTCCTCCAATTTTATTTGTAGATCCATGCCTTCTTTTAAAAGTTCAGATGTAGTTTTTTCCTTTTCCTCAATTCCGTAAAAGAATCTATCGGAATCCTCAGTTCTCCATGTGGCAGTGTTTTCAACTGACCATTCATGGGTTTGGACCTTCCAATCAAAGGGAACTTCATCTTTTACTGTAAAAGAAGGAAGACTCCATATTAATCTATTATTAGGTTGTGCTGCATAATTACCGTCATCGAGGGCGAGAACGTGTGCACACTTATGTTCGTGTGGGATTTCGGAATGATCCGTGTCAACTATATTAGACTCTGGGTGTGCAAAGTCAACGGTAAAAAGATATTTACCGGTATGCCACTCTTTATCTTTTCCTATATACTTACCAGATTGTCCTAGAAGGATATCATAAGTAGTAATAGCAGGATAATAACTAAAACAATTCCATAGCTCCAGCTCATCCAGGCGACGCCTAGGAACGTTTTCAACTTTGTAATCTCTTTGAATAAATGCATGAATTGGCAGCCGATAGAAGACAGCACCATTTTCCATAATTGCATGAAACAATAGAGCACGCCCTGTAATCGATGCAAGACCAAAGATAACACAGTCTTCCACCTCTCCATGGTGATCTTTGAGATCATAAAAGAATTCTCTTCTGATCTGGGCATACGTTGCCGGTATGTTCACATTTAAGTATGCCATTTATCATAAAACCTACGCTGCGATGATTAATATAATGATAACTACAGCGACAGCTATAGATATTTTTTTATGAGCGACTGCTTTAGCCCATAATTGTTTTACTTTTTCCATATTTCCTCCTAATGTATATCTCCCCAATTTTTACCTGTTTCGTAGTCTACCTTATTTGGTACTTCAAGTTCAACTGCGGACTCCATTATTTCAATAATTTGTTTAGCCTGTTTATCATCTTTTACTGAAATGTCCAACTCATCATGCACCTGAATATGGGGTATAATTCCTGCATTATAGAGATCTAACATGGCTTTTTTAGTCATATCAGCTGCTGAACCTTGTATAAGTTTGTTTAAAGCTTTGTATGTATAAGCTCTTCGAATCCCCGGTCCGTGTTCCCTGAGTGCTTCTTCATGCGGCAATGCCTTATGAATCCCGAACTGTGCTGGTTCCCATAAATGAAACCGGCATACACGACCTAATAAAGTTCTAATTTTACCAGAGTCCTGGGCTCTTCTCATCACAGCATCCATTAACATTTTAACAAATGGAACTTTACCATGATATTTTTTAAAAAGATCATCCGCTCGATCTTTAGAAACTCCTAATTCTGCTTGTAGTTTATTTTTTCCCATTCCATAGAACAATCCTAGATTAATAGTCTTCGCTTGTTTACGTGGGATCCCAGCCATCTCTGCTACAATACTATGAAAATCGGCGTCGCCTTCGTGGTACGCGTCCGCAACTTCATCAACACCATACATGTTTGATAGACACGCATAGTGTACAACGAGTCTAGGCTCTTGCTGATTGTAATCAAAACAACCCCACGTACAATCTTCATCCGGCAAGAATAAAGAACGAATCATAGGACCCAATTCTTTATTCCGTGCCGGAATCTGTTGGAGGTTTGGATGAGCGTAAGAAAATCTTCCGGTAACCGTGCCACCGTTATCAGATCTTAACTGATTTATTTCAGAATAAATTCTTCCCTTATGTGAATGTTTTAGAATAGTATCTATAAAAGTGGTATGGGCCTTGTTTATTTCTCGAGCCTGGGCTATCAGTTTAACCGTAGGGTGGGGGTGGTTAATTAAAAAGTTCTTCGTAAATGAAGGGGCATTTGTCTTAGCGGTTCGATCATAATGTAGCTTTAATTTATCAAAGACTTGTGCTATACTTCTCGCCGCCCAAATTTGAACATCTAAATCTGTTTCTTTCTTGACTTTTTGTAAAAGCTTGTTCTCTTTTTCAACTAAATCTTTTTTATACGTTTGAGCTAACTCTTCGTTAACTCTGACTCCTTTGTGTCTCATCGCCACCAGGCAAGGAAACAAATCAGTTTCCAATTTAAAGATGGCTTCTAAATCTTGGTTTTGTATTTCTTGTTTTAAATAATTCCATAACTCTAATGTAATCTCTGCGTCTTTCTCTGCATAAGAACCTACATACATAGCTGGAAGTTTATACATCTCAGCTTTAGGATCGACTCCCCATTCTTTGGCAGTCGTATATAAGACTCCTTCGTCTTTTCCCTTACCAATGTATTCGCGTGTACAAGAGTTTAAATCATATCGTCTTCTATTCTCATCAACGATGGCGGTTGCAATCATCGTATCCACAACTCTTCCATTAATTTCAGGAATGCCTAAGGTAATAATCCAAGACATGTCGTACATGGCATTGTGAAAAATTTTAAGAGCGTTCGTTTTCATGACGTCTCTGAACCAGGACAAGACTCTGTCTCGATCCATGTTCCCGCCCCCTTCATGAGCGATGGGATAATAACCGGACCAACCTTCTACGGCGACAGCAATACCCGTAACATGACCATTACTTGTAACAGAACCTGAGCCCATCTTAATAAGGTCAGGGTCTTTTGTTTCCAAGTCAATCGCAATTTCTGTATACGTGGACAGATCTGGAAATTCATCAGGTGGAATCCACTCTGTTTGGGGTTGCCACAAGGGCGGTTGTAATGTCATATTTTATAAAAAGTATAACTCAATGTTAACTCTTCTCCTTTTTTAATGTCTTTAATAGTAATTAAATTCCATTTGGTAAACTCTGTGTGATCAGATTTAAAATAAAGTTTAACTTTTTCACAGTTAGGGTTATCTTTATGATTAATAAATCCTCCAAGAGGTGTTCTCACTATGGTGTCACTCACTTGTATATGTGACATTCCAAAATTAGTTCCTGTGGGAATATCTTCTTTGGCGAAGAGACCCATCTCGTGTATCTTTGATGATCCTAATTGTAGTTCTTTGGGTAAGGGTTTATACATTCTTCTTCCACTTTCTGTAGCCTTCAACCCACGATTCCTTAGGTTCTTCTTCTTTATCGTAATCTCTTTCAATAATCATTTCACAGTAATGAATGGCTTTTAATAAATCTTGCTTGCCATCTTTAAAGGGATGCCTGCAAATATATTTAATCACATTCCCTTCTGCAAATAACATTTTATTTTTGTGAACGAATTCACTTGGCTGAATTTTCATTTTCTTATAATGTTGTCCACCAATTTGTTTTTCCCATATACTCATATCTTATATCCTTTATAAATGTCTTTAGGCCTTACAATATGTAAAGTCTCTTTAGTTCTTGTTGCTCCTACGTAAAATAATCTTTCTTCGTCATCAGGATTTCTATCATATCCTTTCTGAGTATTCTCTGTAAGATCTGTTAATAACACTACATTATCACACTCTCCTCCTTTTGCACCATGAATTGTGGATATATTTATTCTTGGATCTTGATTTAATTTTTCTCCATTGTTTCTCATGGATCTTAAATATTCTACTCGTCTTGATCCCGCACCATCCAACGCATCATACCAAACTGCATTAGTTTGAAGACCGTAATCTTTACGTAATTGATCTATGCCATAGAAAGCTTCTTTAGCCATCCCTTGAATTTTATTTTTATCTAAA